AGCGTCTTCGTGGTAGGTAGTGTGGGGGAAGATGGAATGTTATATATCAAACAGGTGATTAGAGAGCGTATGGATTCTCAAGAGATTGTGGAAACCATCCTTTCGCTTCAACGTAAGTATGATCCTGTATGTTTAAGCATGGAAAAAGGCCAAATTGAGAAATCAGTAGGGCCTTTTCTACGTCAAAGAATGTTAGAAACAGGGGATTTCGTAGAAATTCTCCCTATGGCTCCTTCGTCTGATAAGAAAACTCGCGCTCAGTCAATTAAAGCTCGTATGCGTATGGGTGGGGTGCGGTTTGACAAGCAGGCCGACTGGTTCCATGAACTAGAGGATGAGGCTATTCTGTTTGGGCGTGGTAAACACGATGACCAAGTGGATGCTCTAGCCTACATTGGTCTTATTATGGATAAAATGGTCGAAGGCCGAACAGAAAAGGAAGTTTACGATGATGAATGGGCAGAATCCTATGCAGAACATGAGTCCGCCGCAGGGGATGATGGGCGCTCCGCCGTCACAGGCTACTAACCCACAAATGGCTCCTGAGATGCTCTCTCCTGCAATGCAACCGCAGGATATCCAGCCTCAGACCGAGCCAACGGATGACCAACAATACCAACTTCGTAAGATGGTGGAGTCGGTTAACATCGCTGAAGACCTAGATGAAGACAAGCTAACAGAGATTGGTAAGAATGCCCAACGTGGCTATGAGGATGACCTAGCCTCTCGTGAGAAGTGGGACCGTGCTATCGATGCATGGACTAAGCTCGCTATTCAAGCACAAGAAGCTAAGAGCTATCCTTGGCCCAAGGCCAGTAATGTCAAATACCCTTTGATCTCTACTGCTGCCATGCAGTTTGCAGCTAGAGCCTACCCGGCTCTGGTTCCTGCTAACGGTCAAGTGGTTACGGCTAAGGTGATTGGTAAAGACCCAGACGGTAAGAAGCTTGAACAAGCTGATAGAGTCTCTACGTATATGTCCTATCAGGTGATGCACGAAGTGGACAACTGGGAAGAGAGCATGGACAAGCTTCTCATCATGTTGCCAGTTGTAGGTGTCATCTTTAAGAAGACCTACTGGTGTACGGTGAAGAACAAGATTATTTCGGAAGTGGTACTTCCCAAAAATCTAGTTGTCAACTATTGGACTACTGATCTAAAGACTACCGAGCGTATCTCTCAAGTGATTGAGATGAGCCCTCGTGTATTCAAAGAGAGGCAAATGTCTGGAGCGTTCTTAGATGTTGATTTGGGCACTGCTCCCATGCCTCTGCAAGATAGATTGCCGGGTGTTAGGGATGCTAATCAAGCACCTGCTAACGACGAAACTACGCCTTATACGCTTATCGAACAACACACCTATCTCGATCTGGATGATGATGATTATAAGGAACCTTATGTCGTCACCTTCCAATTAGAAACTGGTAAGGTGGTAAGAGTCGCTGCTCGTTACGACGACAAGACTATGTACTTCGATGAGGAGACGAATAAACTCCAGCGAATCGAACCTATTCACTATTTCACCAAGTTTGGCTTTATCCCCAATCCTGATGGTAGTTTCTATGACATGGGTTTTGGTACGCTCTTAGGTCCGCTTAATGAAGCTGTGAACACCCTCATCAATCAACTGATTGACGCTGGTACTCTTAGCTCTCTACAAAGCGGCTTCCTTGGAAAGGGCCTTAGGTTGAAGATGGGTGAAACCGCCTTCCGACCGGGTGAATGGAAGCCAGTGAATGCCACTGGTGCTGATTTAAAGAATCAAATCCTTCCCTTGCCTACCAAGGAACCGTCGGCTGTTTTGTTCCAATTGATGGGCGCTCTAATCACTTCTGGTAAGGAATTGGCCTCTGTGGCTGAAATCTTTACTGGTAAGATGCCCGGTCAGAACACTCCAGCCACTACGACGATGGCGTCTGTTGAGCAAGGGATGAAAGTCTTCACTGCTGTATACAAACGTATCTATCGTTCGCTGAATGAAGAATTTAAAAAGATGTATGCCCTCAATGGGACATACCTCAACCCGCACACTTACAGTGCCACCATTGATTCCACTATTGGTCCTAATGACTTTAAGGAAGAAGATGGCGTGTACAGCATCTGTCCGGGAGCTGACCCCTCTGCTAATAGCCAGCAGGAGAAGATGCAGAAGATTCAAGCACTGATGCAAGTGATGCCTCAGATGCCGGGTCTTATGGACCCAGTTGAAGTGCTTCGTCGCTTCTTAGAAGCAACTGAACAACCCAATCCGGATAAGTTGTTTAGCCAAGCAGTTCAACAGACAGGACAATTGCCACCCCCTCCACCTGATCCAAAACTTCAGGTTATGCAACAGAAGGCAGAATCGGATGGGAAGCTCGCACAAATCAAAATGCAAGCGGCACAACAACACTCTGAGCTTAAACAGCGCGATATGCAAGTGCAGACAGCGATGAAGGCTCAACAAATGGCTCTAGATGGCCGTAGTCAGCAGCAGAAGATAGCGCAAGAAGCGGAATCCACTGCACTGAAAAATCGAATTTTTATGGTTCAAGAGCAGGCTACAACCGCTCAAAAGCTACAAAATACGCAAGCTCAACATGAGCAAAAACTATCCAATATGAAGGCTCAAGCAGCAGCCAAGCCACAACCCAAAGGGGGTAAATAGAATTGACAAAAAACGAGTATATTGACTGGAAGTCCAGTCCTGCAACTCAGGAAGTATTCGATGACTTAGCTCGTCGAGTCGAAGGTTTGAAGGATGAACTCGCTGGTAGTGCCGGAGAAGACCCTCGTGCAGATGCATGGCGGGTTGGTGCTATTCAGGCATATCGAGACATTCTGGCTACCACGTATGAAGAGGTGAATCAAGATGATTGAACCAGTGCTTCATCGGTTAGTAGTAAAACAGTTTGATGTTACTGAACAAGACAATGCATTCAGAACGGCCAAGGCCTCTGGCATTATCCTCTCCGGTACACAAATGGATAGAGAGCAAGCTGCTGTAGATCGCGGCACTGTTGTGGCATTAGGCCCTACGGTGTTCCAAGACTTCAAAGCAGACTTGAATCTACAGATTGGGGATGATATTGTTTTCGCTAGGCATGCTGGCAAGACGGTAAGGGACCCCGACCAAACTGACAAGGATCAAACCAAATATATTGTTATCAATGACGAAGACGTTATTGCAATTCTAAGAAAGAAGGCTGAGAATGCTTGAAAATGAAGACACTGGCGGTGAGCAAGAAGCTGCACCAGCAGTAAACGAAACGGAACAGAAGGCCCGTGAACAGGGTTGGGTTCCAAAGGATGAATGGCAAGGTGAAGGCCGTTGGCGCGATGCTGAAGCCTTCCTAGACCGTGGTGAGCTGTTCCAGAAGATTGATGCCCAACGGCGTCAAGTGAAGGAGCTTCAAAAGACTCAAGACGCTTTTACTAGTCACTTGAAAGTGGTGAGAGAAGCTGAGTTTAAACGTGCTCTAGAAACCCTCCGTGCTGAAAAGCGAGCAGCTTTGGTTGAAGGCGATCCTGATGCACTCATCACTGTTGATGATAAGATTCGCCATGTTGAACGACAAGCTCTGGAAAACCAGCGAGCTGAAGTTGCTCCTCAAGACGGCACCCCTCATCCTGACTTCGTTGAATGGCAAAGCCGTAATACGTGGTATGCCGATAGTAATCGGGCCATGAAGGCTTTTGCTGATGTGGAAGGTAATAAGCTTGCTCGGCAAGGCCTCTCCCCCACTGAAGTGTTAGCTGAAATTGAAAAGCAAGTGCGTAAGGAATTCCCCGAGAAGTTCACCAATCCAAATCGAGCCCGACCGGGTGCTGTTGAAGGCACTGCTGGTAAGGGCGGCTCTCAACGAGAGACTGTGCAATTGGATGAACATGAACGGAATGTTATGAATCGCCTTATTAAGTCCGGCGTCATGACTAAGGAAGAATACATTAAAGACCTACAGAAGGTTAAAGGACGTTAAAAATGAGTAATCAAAAAGATACACAAGTAGCAAAAGCCCCAGTGGGACGTGTTCGGCGTAAGTCGCTTACCAACAAAGGTAAGCTCTCAGTAGCTCTCAAAGACGAGAACTATGAGTATCGTTTCGTCAATGACGATGGAGACAACGTAGCGGATAAGATTGCAGCAGGGTGGGACCCAGTTCTGCGATCAGAAACTGTAGTTGGTGATTCGCGTGTCGATTCAGCAGCTTCTGAAGGCTCTATTCAACAGATTTCTGTTGGTCAGGGCAAGAAGGCTATTCTCATGAAAATCCAGAAGGATTGGTATGATGATGATCAGCTTGAAAAGCAGAAGCTTATTGACAAGACAGAAGCGGCCACCAAAGCTGATGCTCTCAGTGGTAGCGATTATGGTAAGGTCGAGATTTCTCGAAAATAACCTCCTCTATCATTAGAGTTCTTAATATTTGAAAGGACACTAATGTCTCAAGTCTCTAAAATTAATGGGTTTCGTCCTGTTAAAACTCTTTCTAGCCCGTGGGCGGGCCAAGTAGAAACGTTCTTTGTGCCCGCTTCTGATGCCACCGTCATCATGCCCGGCGATGCTGTTACCCTTGCGGGTGATGCTCGTGCAGCTTCTGGTGTCGCAACGGTTACTCGTCTTGCTACGGCAACGGGTATTCCGGTTGGTATCGTGGTTGGTATTTCGTTTGAAGGTCAAGGCGACGCGACCAACATCCCCCCGGTTAATGATCTGAATACCCCGATTTATCGTCGGGCTAATACTGATCGTTACCTCACTGTCTGCGTTGATCCTAATGTGATCTATGAAGTGCAACTGGCTGGTGCCGGTCCCGCTGCTGCTACTGTGACTGCTGCTGTTGGCCTCAATGGTCAATTCGTAATCGCGGCTGGCAACACGGCATCGGGTGCATCTGGTATGCAACTCGATTCGGCTGGTCAAGCTGCCACTGGCACTCTTCCCCTGAAGATTGTTGGCATTCCTAACCGTCCAGACAATATCCCCGGTGACCCGTTCATTAGCTATTATGTGAAGCTCAACACTTCGCTGTATGCTCAAGGCACTGGTACGGCTGGCGTCTAAAATTAGAAAGGTTAGAAAATGTCTATTATCAATTCTGGCAGTTTTGCCAAGGCCCTTTGGCCCGGTGTAAATGCATGGTACGGCAAAGCGTACAACGATTATCCTGAGGAATACCTCCAACTGTTCGAGAAGAACTCGTCCAGCAAAGCGTTTGAAGAAGACGTTGGTGTGGCCTCGTTCGGTCTTGCAGTGGTTAAGCCTGAAGGCGCAGCCATTAGCTATGACACGGAACGTCAAGGCTTCACGACTCGTTATCAACACGTTGTCTTCGCTCTCGGTTTCATCATCACTAAGGAAGCTTATGATGACGATCAATACGAGATTGTTGGCAAGCGTAAGGCTAATGGTCTTGCTCGTTCGATTCGTCAGACGAAGGAAATCGTTGGTGCTAACGTGTACAACCGTGCCTTCAATGGCTCGTATGTTGGCGGTGATGGCGTCTCGATGATTAGCAATGCTCACGTTAACGTGACGGGTGGTACTTGGTCTAACCAAATCGCCACTGCTGCTGACGTGTCGGAAGCTGCTCTTGAGCAAGCTGCCATTGACATTGCTGGCTTCACGGATGATCGCGGTCTTATCATCGCTGCTCGTCCGGAGTCGCTGGTTATTCCTCGTCAACTCATCTATGAAGTGAAGCGTATTCTGGGTACGGAAGGCCGTGTTGGCACTGACAACAACGATCTGAATGCTCTGAAGACGATGGGTGTTATCCCGAAGGTTATTACCAATCACTACCTCACCGATACGGATGCATGGTTTGTTCGCACCGATGTGAAGGAAGGTTTGAAGTATTTCGAGCGTGATGCCGATTCGTTCGAAATGGACAATGACTTCGATACGGATAATGCCAAGTATAAGGCCCGTAGCCGTTATAGCTTCGGATGGACTGACCCGCGCGCCATTTACGGTTCGCAGGGCGCCTAAGAGAGGGGCTCCGGCCCTTTTCTTTATTAATGAAAGTTAATTATGGCTATTCAATTCCCCGATCTTAACCCCACTGCTACTAGTAACGACAAGGATGTTCATCAGAAGACTGTTCGACTGACGTTCGCTGACTTTGCTACTGGTGGTACGGCTTCCGTAAAGGCAGTTCTTCCGGCAGACTCTACCATCCTTGCCATTAGTATTTGGAACAAGACTCAGCTTGCTGGTGGTGGTATTACTGCTGCTACCCTTGGTATTGGTACTCCAACGACTCCTACGCTCTTTGTTGGTGGTACTGGTGCAGCCTTTGCAGCAGCAAACACGTTTGTGTTTGTGCCTTCACTTTCCAGCATCATGCAGCCTTACCAAATCCCGGTGGGTCCTGATATTCCACTACTGTTCACAGGAACGGCTACTACTGGTAACCCCACTTCTGGCGAGCAATACGTTACCGTCTGGTACGTTCGCTAAATAACTTCAGGGGAACTATTTTCTTAGTTCCCCTTTTTTTTCGATTAAAGGACCCTTATGTCAACTGGTCAAATTCGTGCTTTCCGCCCTTTGGGTAACAGTAAAACAGTTAATGTTGTTACTACCACTGCCAGTGCTTTTTTACAAGTCCCTGATACGCTAGGAACCCGAAGCGTCCGAATTGTTAACTCTGGAACTGATATTACCTTTATTGAGTTTACTCCGGGTCCGTTTGGTGTAGCAGCAACCGTGGCAGCTTCGATGCCTATGTTGCCTAATACGGTAGAGGTATTTCTTCTTCAAAATGATCTTGCCTATCTAAAAGTAATTGGTGTTGCTGGTGGTAACACTATTTATGTAACCTACGGCGAAGGCTTGTAATGACCTTTAGAGCTACTCCTAATGGATTTAGACGTGGGCATAGGCTCAGTAAAGCAGGTGGCAGTCTCACTCCTCCCAACCCTTTAGCGAGATGGCTCTCTGGTAATTCAGTTAGTGGGAAGAAGATTGCCCTTTGGGGTGACAGCACCACAGCCAATGCCACTACAATTTACGACCGTATTAACAATGAACTGGCACTGCCCGGTGGTGCATGGGAAGGTTGTACTGTTGTCAATCTGGGAAGTTCTGGGCGCACTCTAGCAGATGCCTTAATTAATTATTGGACACCTGTTCTAATC